TTTAAGTCTTTCGAGGAAGTTAAAGCCTTTACATTTACGAAAGGTAATGGAGTCAACAGTAGAGCGTTAGAAGCATTAAGAATTATTGGTGCTGCTACATTTTTGGACAATCCAAGAAATGATAATGAGATTCGTGAAAACCTTTATGAGTATTTGGGGTTACCAGAATTTACACAAACAGTTCCGTCACACTACCATGCCTTTATTAATCCAGTAGAAGATTTTGAAGAAAAGGGATCTTTTATCCTTATGGGAATGGTTAAGGGTATTAAGCGTGGCAAGGGTTGGTCTCGTGTTGAGATATTAGATAAAACAGGAAGTATAGGTGTATTTGATGAAGAACAAACTACGATTGAGGCTGGACGAAGTTATATTGCACTCTGTTCTGATAACAGAATTGTTAGTGCTATTCCTGTGGACGAAATAAAAAATTCAGATGCTGCACTAATTAAATTTTTAAATTATAGAATGCTTCCGTATAAAGATGATGAGTTATTTGTGGTATCCTTTAAACCTAGAATAACGAAAGCAGGGAAAAAGATGGCATCGCTGACTCTAGCAGACACTTCTAGAGAACTTCATCCAGTAACAGTATTTCCTACTGCCTTTGCTAAAGCATATATGAAAATTGAAGAAGGCCATGCATATAAATTTGAATTAGGTAAAACTAAAGACGGTACAGTAATATTGGAGGATATAAATGTCGGTTAGCCTTGAAGATGTATTAGCACAACTAAATCCTAAACTAAGGAAAAATATATTAGTTGGAGACGAGGTGCCAAAGACTGAATATGCAAAGACTCCAAGTTTTGGACTTAATCGAGCGCTAAATGGGGGACTTCCATACGGCAGGCAAGTTCTAGTGTGGGGTAGCAAGTCAAGCGCTAAGTCTTCTCTATGCTTACAAATTATTGCAGAAGCACAAAAAGAAGGAAAGATCTGTGCTTGGATAGATGCAGAAATGTCATATGACAAAGACTGGGCAGAAAAATTAGGTGTTGATGTCACCAAACTTATAGTGTCTCAGGCACGAACTATTAATGAAATGGTAGATGTAGGCGTTCAACTCATGGAGGCTGGCGTAGATGTTATTGTTGTAGATAGTATTACATCATTGCTTCCAGCAATTTATTTTGAAAAAGACTCTGATGAACTTAAGGCATTAGAAAATACAAAACAAATAGGTGCAGAGTCTCGTGATTTTAGTAATGCATGGAAGATGATTAACTATGCAAATAATAAAGTTAAGCCTACGCTTTTTATTCTTATCTCTCAATCAAGAAATAATATTAATGCAATGTATACAAGCCAACAGCCAACTGGCGGTCAGGCTACAAAATTTTATTCATCTACGGTTATTAAATTATTTTCATCTGAATCAGACAATCAAGCGCTGAAAGGAAAGATCCATGTTGGCGATAAGGTTATTGAAGAAAAAATTGGCAGAAAGGTCAGATGGGAATTACAGTTTTCGAAAACTTCTCCTGCTTTTCAGTCTGGCGAATATGATTTCTATTTTAGAGGTGACAATCTTGGTGTGGATAGTGTGGGAGATCTCGTCGATACTGCTGAGTTAATGGGTATTGTAGAGCGTACTGGTGCCTGGTATCTACTTCCAGATGGCTCAAAGGTACAGGGCAGAGAAGGCTTTGTTAATAAAGTAAGAGAGGATCTTGATCTACAGAATATGATTAAGGCTAAGATCAGTGGATAAATACACAATCTATGAAGGAAAGTTTCCTTGTAAGACTTGTAAAAAAGAAGTAAAGACAATAAGAGTTTATCTGGCAACTGGAATGGCATCCTGGATGTGTTCGGAAAAACATTTATCAGAAATTCAATTGTTTAAGGTAGGATATAAGAAGGTTAAAAAACATGAGTGAGGCAAATGAAAGTAAAAGAATAGGTGCCAAAAAGCATAAGAATTCTGGTAGAAATACTAAGAAGGGCGATGCTACCTGGGAAAACTTTACTGTAGATTTTAAAGAGAACTCAAAATCATTTACACTAAATCAAGATGTATGGGCTAAGGCTACTACAGATGCTATACGAAATGGCAACGATCCAGCCATCGTAGTCGTACTTGGCGAGGGGAATAAGAAGACCAGACTTGCTATAATAGAGTTAGAACTACTAGAACAGATGGTGAAAAATGGAACAGAATAATACAACACTTGAAATGATTAATGGATTGACAGAAATAGCAGACTATATGGAAGACCAGGAATTAACTACTGCTCTAACATTTATTGCTAAACTTATTATAAAGCCAGATATTCCAATGAATGTGGCTACTGTAGAAATTGTTAGGCTGCAAGCAATCGCAGCAAAGATGGCTTTTAAGGCCACCTGGATGGCTAATGTGGATAAGTCAGATCGTGGTAAAAAGAATATTTACTATACCGCAGCAGAGTCTATAAATAATCTTGTATCTGCTCTTAAATACATCACTCGCTGATATCTGATATAATTATACAAACAAAGGATAATAATGAAAAATTTACTAAAAGAAGTAATGATAAAAGATTTATCAAAAAATAAAACTAATACAAAAGTTGAAGACACCACGTTCATCGATGGCTTGATTGAAAAAATAGAGTCTGGATATTTGGCACAAACAAAGCCAAAGTTTACCAAGAAGAGTAATTTCTCAGCATCTGGTATAACATATGGAGCAGGAGAGTGTCCAAGATATTGGTATATGATGTTCGATGGTGCTCCAGCATTTGATAATTCAGATGCAAAAGGTGTTGCAAATAGAAATAATGGAACTTTGGGACATCAAAGAATACAGGAAGCAATAGAGTTATCTGGGTTACTTGATACAGAAATGGTAATGGATCCACTACCAAGAAAGTATAACAAGCAAGAACATCCATCGATGGAATTTAGGGTTAAAACAGAAGATCCACCATTTGATGGCTACGGCGATGTTATGCTTAATATCAACAATGAAAGAGTTATTGGTGAAATAAAAACAATAAGTAATGAAGGATTCGAATATAAAAAGAATAGTAGAAAGTCTAAGATGGGACATCTTATGCAACTATTAATTTATATGCGAGTATGGAAAATTGACAAAGGTGTAATGATTTATGAAAATAAAAATAATCATGAACTATTAACTTTGCCAGTTATAATGAACGATCATTTCCGTCGGTGGGTAGACCAGGCATTTGATTGGATGAGAGGCGTACACTCAAGTTGGAAAAAACAAGAGTTGCCAGAAAAACCTTATAGGTCTAATTCTAAGATATGTAAGGTTTGCCCAATCCAAAAAGCATGTGCCGAAGCAGGGGCAGGGGTAATTAAAATTAAACCTCTGGAGTTGCTAGAAAATGAAGAGTTGTAGATGGTGCGATAAAAATTTTGATTCAGATATTTCTTATCAAATATATTGTTCTGAACAATGTAGAGAAGAAGCAACTAAAGAAAAAATAGCACAAAGATACATACAGTCTAGAAGACAAAAAAGAAAAGGTAAAAATAGAGAGTGTAAACAGTGTGGCTCTAAGTTATCCATATATAATGATGAGCCACTTTGTAATAATTGCAGCATTAATCCTAATGATGTTAAAAAAGCATTAAAACAAATTAAAGGAATGTCAAATGACCAAAGCAAAAGAAACAGATAGATACTTTAGACAAGATTTATCAACGCAGCCTGGTGTCATATGTGCTATTGATGCAAGTACAAATAGTTTAGCCTTTACAATTTACTCTTATAAAAATTTATCAGATCACGGAAAGATTATTTTTGAAGGTAAAGATATTTATCAGAAAGTGATTGATGCTAATAAAAAGACTAAGGCTTTATTTCAACACTATAATCTTATAGAGGCTATTGTTATTGAGCATACGGTTTTTATGAATTCCCCGAAAACTGCAGCAGACCTTGCTCTTGTACAGGGTGCAATCATAGGCGGTGCAGGTTTGGCGGGGATTAATATAATTGGCAAAGTATCTCCAATAACATGGCAGTCATACTTGGGTAATAAGAAACTAACTAAAGAAGAGCAACTACAGATTAGATCTGCAAATCCAGGCAAGTCCTTATCTTGGTATAAATCTTATGAAAGAGATTTTAGAAAACAAAGAACAATAAAACTATTAGATGTTATTTATGATAGAAAAATAGAAGATAATGATGTTGCGGACTCAGCAGGCATCGGACATTGGGCTATCAATAATTGGGATAAGGCAGTTTGACAGGAGAGATTATGGGTGCTAAACTATATACAAATGAATTATGGCTTAAGAAAAGATTTCATATTGACAAGAAGTCTCCAGAGGCTATAGCAAAAGAATGTGGGGTTAGCGTGGAAACTATATATGTTTACCTTGCCAAATTTGGATTAAGGAAGTCAAAGCGATGAAGCCAATATTTGGAGATGTTAAAAACTTTAACTGTCAAGATCTTTATTTGCTTACAGTAGGAACATCGGCTGGTAGAGAAATATATGATTCTTGTCATGAGATTGCTCACATGCTTATTAAAAAGAATATCGCATATGGTAACTCTGCACTAGAGCCAGTCCGTATTTTTAGTAGGGCTGATGCAAGAGAACAACTTCATGTTCGTATTGATGATAAATTAAGTCGTATTATGAAGGGCACATCGTATGTTGGAGACAACGATATAGACGATTTAATAGGGTACTTAGTTTTGCTTAAAATTGCAAAAGCAAAAGAAACAGATAGACAGGAGTCGTACGGATATGTCGACTGAAGAAGATTTAATTAAACACCTTGACGAAATTAATAATGTTGTAGGAGAGTATCTTAAGGGTAATGATGCAACTAAGATATCTAAAGATCTTGCAATACCAAGAACTCGTGTAGTTCAACACATTAATGAGTGGAAGGTTATGGCATCGGCTAATGATGCTATTCGTGCTCGTGCTAAAGAAGCGCTTGCAGTAGCAGATACCCACTATAATAAATTAATTGCAAAATCATATGAAGTTATTGATGAAGCATCTTTAAACAATAATCTTAGTGCTAAAACAGCAGCAATTAAATTAGTTATGGACATAGAGTCTAAAAGAATTGATATGTTGCAAAAAGCAGGACTTCTTGAAAATAAAGAACTTGCGGAAGAAATGATACAGATAGAAAAGAAACAAGAAATTCTCATGGCAATTCTTAAAGATATCGCTTCTGAGTATCCGCAGGTTCGTGATGAGATTATGCGTAGACTTTCTGATGTTGCTAAAAAGGATGAAGTGATTACAATTGTCCATGATGTTTGATGATTTTCTTGAGGCTCTTGCCGATAATCATTTTGAGGAAACTCCAGTTGATGCTAAAACATTTGTAGAGTCTCCTGATTATTTAGGACAACCAGGACTGTCTGATATTCAATATGACATAGTTGAAGCAATGAGTCAGATTTATCGTAAAGAAGATCTTCAACAAATAATGGGCGAAGAAGAAGGTGCAAGATATTTTGAAAAATTTACTAAGAATGAAATTATCCTCCAACTTGGCAAGGGTAGTGGAAAAGATTTTACTTCTACTGTTGCTTGTGCTTACATTGTGTATAAGTTATTATGCCTTAAGGACCCAGCCAGATATTTCGGCAAACCCTCTGGGGATGCCATAGACCTTATTAATGTTGCTATTAACGCACAGCAAGCAAAGAATGTTTTCTTTAAAGGTTTTAAGTCAAAGATCGAAAGATCTCCATGGTTTGCTGGTAAGTATGAGGCAAAGGTAGACTCTATTAGTTTTGAGAAATCTGTGACAGTTTATTCTGGTCACTCAGAAAGAGAATCTCATGAGGGCCTAAACCTTTTGCTTGCAGTTCTTGATGAGATTTCAGGCTTTGCATCTGAAGTAGCAACAGGCAATGAACAAGGAAAAACTGCTGATAATATTTACAAAGCATTTCGTGGCTCAGTAGATTCTCGCTTTCCAGATCTTGGCAAGGTAGTTCTTCTTTCATTCCCCCGTTATAATGGTGACTTTATTTCTGAGCGGTATGAAGCAGTAATTGCTGAAAAAGAAGTAGTATCAAAGACACATAGGTTTATAATCAATCCATTAATTCCAGAAGATGATAAAGATAATTGGTTTGAGATTGCTTGGGATGAAGATCACATTAAGTCATACAAATATCCTGGAGTGTTTGCCCTTAAAAGACCTACATGGGAAGTAAATCCTACAAGACAGGTTGATGATTTTAAGATTGCCTTTATGACAGATCTTGGCGATGCAATGATGCGTTTTGCTTGCGTTCCCACCTATGCTTCTGATGCATTCTTTAAGCAGGCAGATAAAGTAAGAGCCTGTATGAGTATTAGAAATCCTCTTGACACATTCAGAAGATTTGAAGAAAACTTTAAGCCAGATCTAGATAAAGTTTATTATGTTCATGCTGACCTTGCACAAAAACATGACAAGTGTGCTGTGGCTATTGCACATGTTGAAAAGTGGGTTAATGTACAGGTAATTAAAGACTATGAACAGATATCACCTGTGGTAGTTGTAGATGCAGTAGCGTGGTGGGAGCCAAAAGTAGAAGGTCCAGTAAACCTATCTGAGGTAAAGCAGTGGATCCAAAACCTACGCAGACTTGGATTTAATATTGGATTAGTTACATTTGACCGTTGGCAATCATTTGATATTCAAAATGAATTACAGGCAGTAGGCATGAGAACAGAAACAGTATCAGTAGCAAAAAAGCACTATGAGGATATGGCTATGCTTGTGTATGAAGAGCGTTTGGCTATGCCTGCTATAGAACTTTTGTTTGAAGAATTAACAGAACTTAAAATTATGAAGAATGATAAGGTAGATCACCCACGCAAAAAATCAAAGGACTTGGCTGACGCTGTGTGTGGTTCTATTTTTGGGGCTATTTCCTATACCCCAAGAGACCAAAACCTTGAAGTTGAGATTCACACATTTAAGGATAAGCCCCGTAGAGTTGACACGCTCCCTGAGAACGTGATACAATATAAACCTAGTCAAATAGAAGACATAGAAAACTATTTGGATAGACTAAAAACAATATAAATCAAATGAATAATAAAAGGAGAAAAATGAATTCATTTAAGAAGATCGCTCTTGTGATGGTTGCAGCCATGACTATGGGCACACTCGTAGTGACACCTGCAAGTGCCAATACCGTTTCTGTAGACGTAACAACAGAAATTTCTGGC